AAACTATTCAGAGCAGTTGCAAACGTTAATATTCTTGAAGGCATTCGCTTTTACGTGTCATTTGCTTGCAGTTTTGCATTTGGCGAACTCAAACTTATGGAAGGAAGTGCAAAAATCATCTCACTAATTGCTAGAGATGAAAACCAGCACCTAGTCATCACCCAGAACATCCTTAAGAACTGGATGAATGGAGATGATCCAGAAATGGCGCGTATCGCCAAAGAAGAAGAACAGTGGATCTACAAGACCTTTGAGAACGCTGTAAACCAGGAAAAACTTTGGGCAGAGTATCTGTTCAAGGATGGATCTATGATTGGTCTGAATGACAAACTGTTACAGCAGTATGTTGAATGGATTGCGAACCGTAGAATGAAGGCAATTGGATTCAAACCACTTTATGATATTTCCGCAAAGAATAATCCTCTTCCTTGGACAGAGCACTGGATTTCTTCAAAGGGTCTTCAAGTTGCACCACAAGAAACTGAGGTCGAATCATATATTGTTGGAGGAATTAAGCAAGATGTTACCAAAGACTCTTTTACAGGATTCCAATTATGATGAGTGGGTCGAACAAGAAATTATAAATGCTTATCAAGAAGCAGCAGAATGTGATGAATTCTTGTTCGGAGACTATGATTATTGCAAAGAATGGTTGAAGGAAACGGAGGGGTAATACCCTCCTTTTTTTATAAATACTAAAAAAAGTGTCGATAGAGATGAAGTCCTTTAAGGAAATATTACATGAACAGGGTAGAAGTAAGAAGGAATTCAAAGATCCTCTTAGAAACAAAAACATTGAGATTAGAATAGATAGACAACCTTCTTCTCAACCATCATATCAAGGTAGAGCTGCTAGACGAGCAGCAAAAATTGCTGTTCAACAAGCAGCAACAACACCTTCTGCTCAGAGAGTTGCTGATACTGCCTTATCTGCCAAAGAGCAGCAGGCGCAAGCAAAAGGATATAGATCGCCAGAAGGTAACATTACTCAGCGTGGTGTTGAAACTTATGCTACCCGTAGAGGATCACTTGGATATGGTGATCCAGGAAAGGACCCATCAAAGTATGGTATAGACCCAAGACAAGCAGCAGCAGATGCTAGGGAAAGAAGTAGAACTGCTTCTCAGGGTGTAGGTGCCGAAAGAAGAGCGGCAAGAAGAGGAATTAAGATAGATATTGCTAAGATTGAAAAAAATTATCCATCACCATCAACTGCTAAACAGACTGGATTTGGTGAATTTAGTAGAAGAGCATCTACTACCACAACGGATTTAAAAACTGGTAGAGCAAATATTTCAACACCAGAGATGTCTGCAAAGGACACCAAGTTTTTCAAAGGTTTAGAACCAGACCCAGTAAAAAGAACTACTGCTAAAATCGATGCTGCTATTCATCAGCAGGCAGACGATTTGATGGGTAAGAAAGGACCACAACAATCGTCAGGATATAGTCAGCAGGGTCTGAAGGACCTCGGCAAGGCAGTTCAAGATGTAGATACAAAACCAGCAAAATCCTCTCCAACACCCAAGGTAAGAGGAGGACAGGGTTCTGGTTCTACAACCACTAGAGGTAGTGGTCCTAAACTACCAGATGTATCTAAACCATCTAAACCAACTGGTGCTTCTAGGGTAACCTATGGTAGAGGTGGAACACCTCCAGCCAATACCTTTAAAGCATTTAGTCAGCAGGCATCAGTTCAAGCAGCAAAACCAGGGTCTACTGGTCCTACATCACAAGCAGTTCAGAAAATTGATACTGCTAGAAGATTATCCACCCCTTCAGGAAGATTATCTAATCTAGCATCAAAAACAAAATCCATTGGTGGTAGGCTAACTCTTCCTGTTACCGCTGGTATTGAAGGTGTATATGATATAACAGCACCAGAAAAACAAGCATCAATTGGAAGAACTGCTGCTAAAAAAGGTTCTCAACTATATGCAGCTTCTCAGGGAGCTAAACTAGGAGCAAACATTGGCGGTCTAGTTGGTCCTTGGGGAAGAATTGCTGGTGGACTCATTGGTGGTGGTCTTGGTTATGCCGGTGCTGGTGGTGCTTTTGAAACCTTAGCAGGTCAAACTCCAACCGAGAAAAAACTTGCTAGACAACAAAATCTAGACACTCAACAGATGAGGAAACCATCTGTTGAACCTGGTTCTTTCGGCACCAGATCACTTCAAACAGTTGTTAAAGATCCAAGAACTGGTAAAGATACTGTAGGTTATCTTACAAAACAAAGTTATCAGGGTCAGGAATATACAGGATATAAGGCGGCAGACACTTCTAATGCTGCTAGAGCACGTACATCATCTAATCCTTTTGAAAGGATTGGAAGAACTCTCTTTCCAGATGCTTATACCAAGAGTGATGAGGAAAACATGAGGAAAAAAGTTCGTGAAATTAAAAAAATTCAAGGATTACCAGAGTCTGTTAACAGGAGGAAACCAATGAAGACTTATTCACAGTTTATGGAACAAGCGTATCAACAGAGCGGACCATCTCAATGGTCTCAGCGTGCAACAGAAAAATTTTTGAGAGGGTCTGATTATCTTGCTAATCTTGCAGGAAAAGGCATTGGTAGAGTAACTGATTTTGGAGGTTCTCTTGCATCTGGTATTGTTAAAGGTGCTACTGGAGGTAGAATAGATCCAGAAAAAATCGGTCATGAAGCAGAAAAATGGATTAACAAAAAAGGTAGAGAAGTAAGAGATACTGAAGTAAGAGCAGCAGACACACTATCAAAAACTAAGATGGAGTTAATTCCACCTGGTTCCATGTATCCATCAACATTCAAAAAAGGACGCTGAAATGGAAAACTTTAACGAAAAATACGACAGACTAACAACTGGTGGAGTAACCAGATTTAGATATCCTATTCCAGGAAAACTTCCTGGATGGATGAGTGGTATGGAAGATGCTCTTAAAAGAGCTGCTGGTGAACCAACCAGTGCATTTATGACTCCTCAACAGATTAACAAACTCAGACAGTCTAGTGGTCAGAGTCCATATACTAGAGCAGAATTTGAAACTTTTGGTATTAATCCTGCTGGACCACGTAATGTTCCTGTACAGGGATGGGATGAACCAGGGGCAACACCTCCAAAACAGGATCCAAAACAGGATCCAAAGCAAGATCAAAAACCAGATCAAAAACCAGATCAAAAACCAAAAACTCATGATGAATTGAGAGCGGAACTTAATAAACTTTTCCCATTACCAACATCAGAACCAGCAAAACCTGCAGCAGAAGCAAAGCCTGCAGCAGAAGCAAAGCCTGCAGCAGAAGCAAAGCCTGCAGCAGAAGTAAAGCCTGCAGCAGAAGCAAAACCTGAAGCAACAAAAACAAAACCCGCTCCACAGGTATCACCTTCTCAACGTTACCGCGATCTAATCAAACAAGGTAACACAAAAGAAGCAGAAGCAGTTGGTAAGGAAATATGGGCTAAAAAGTATGCTGGTAAGTTTACTGTCCCTAGCGTTGAGAAGGGTGGATCCAGAATTGATGTGTCAACTGCTCCCCAAAAAGAGCTGTTCAAGGCTGCTGAGAAAAAATACAATGTTCCAAGAGTTCAGTCAATCAAACAAGATCTTGAAGATCTGAAGAACATTAGTGTATCGAATACATCCTTAGAACCTGCATCTAGCATACAGGCACAAACACCAAAACTCAAGACAAAGGGGGATCCAGGTTGGGCAAATAATGCAAGATATAATGTTAAAGAAGGATATGACGCCTATGACTTAGTTCTTGAGTATCTCCTCTCTGAGGGGCACGCAGACACCGTAGAAGAAGCGCATTACGTTATGATGCAGATGGATGCTGAATATATCCAGAGCATTGTTGAAGGGTTTCCAATTGAACCAGAAGGTGAAGTTATCGAAGGTGTAATGCCAGAACCTATTAATCCTGAGGCTCATAGAAAAAATCAACGCATTGAAAAAGCAACTCAACTGAAGAAAGGCACTTCTGGTGCCGAATCTGATGCTGCTGGTGCTGCTGTTAAAAGACTTGGTGGTTCTGGAATAAGTCTTCCCCCAGTCTGATGCAACTATCATAACACATAAAGCACCCTCTTGACAGGGTGCTTTTTTATTGCTAGACTAGGTTTGTCCCGGTTAAAGATAAATAATAGCTCATAGAATTCTATAGTATGAGTTATGGGAATCCCTGGAGATATAGTGGGGAAATTTTTAACAGTGATGATATTGGGGACTACTTTGGTTTTGTTTACTGTATTACCAATAAGACCACCGGTAGAAGATACATCGGTAGAAAATACTTCTGGGCATTCAGAACTCCTCCAGGAAAGAAGAGAAGAGTAAAACAAGAATCAGACTGGAAGAAGTATTATGGTTCTTGTCCTGAGTTAAAGGAAGATATCAAAAAGTATAACAAAGAGAATTTCAATAGAGAAATATTGAGTCTTCATAAGGCAAAGGGTGACTGTAATTATGAAGAAACGAAACAACTTTTTCTAAATAATGTGTTGAAGGAGTCTCTTGACGATGGAAGTCCAGCATTCTATAATAGCAATATTCTAGGACGCTACATGCGAAAAGATTATGGTAACTTTGGAGCAGACTCTACAAACAACACATGATTGGGCAGTTGACCGCATTCATACTCTTTGTGAGGAAAATATTGAGAATGCCCATGCGATTCAATCAGAATTCAGTGAGTGGTTGGATCCAGATATTTTAGATCATGATATTTTCTCATTAGAGTTTATAGGAGACAAAGATGACACTTGACCTTCATAACTTTTTCAAGTATTACGACGAAAACAATTCAAATCATGTTGCGGCAGTTCAGTGGTTAGAAGATAACCTACCTGCTAACTTCATGGATGATTCAGAGACTGACTGGATTGGTATCTTTAGAACGAAACCACCAACTCCAGAAGTTCTTGCAGTTCCATACTATAACCAAGTAGACAACTACAGAGATGCACATAGAACTTGCAACTCTTCATCGTGCGCTATGTGTTTATCTTTCCTCAAGCCAGGAAGCATTAAAGGCGACGATGAGTATGTTAAGAAAGTATTTGAGATTGGTGATACAACGGACCACGCCGTTCAGACGAAAGTTTTGGCGGCTTATGGAGTTAAGTCACACTTTAGTTACAATCTATCTTTTGCTGATATTGATAAAAGTTTGGACGCTGGGAAGCCAGTTGTTATTGGCATCCTTCATAGGGGTTCTCTTTCTGCACCTACTGGTGGGCATATGTGTGTCGTCATTGGTAAAACCCCAGATGGAAAGGGATATTACATAAACGATCCATACGGTTCTCTCAACGACAACTACACTGGACCTGTGACGAATGGTAAGAAGACCATTTATACCAAAGCAGTTCTTAAGCACCGCTGGTGTCCAGGAGGGAACGATGGATGGGGCAGAATCTTCGATTAATTTTAAAAGAAAGATGCTCAAGGTGATTAAAGACCTCACAAATAATGGAAAGCATGTAGAAGCAAGTCAACTGTATCAAAAGTATTTCGGAGACAACAATGGCACGAATCGACCTTCATAACTTTTTTAAGTTCTACGACGAAAGAAACCCTAACCATGTGAAAGCAGTTCAGTGGTTAGAAGATAATCTTCCCGTCAAATATTTGGAAGATAATATTGACTGGGCAGAAATCTATAGAGGAAAAAAGTCTAGTGCTGCACCAGCCCCTGCTGCTGCAGCTCCTGTAACTGCGAGTGGTGATGTCCCTATGATGGGCATCAAGTTGATCAAAGAGTTTGAGGGATGTCATTTAAATGCATACCCTGACCCTCTTTCTGGTGGACTTCCAATCACTATTGGTTGGGGTTCTACCCGTAAGAAAGATGGTTCTCCTTTCAAACTTGGTGAATCAATCACTCAACAGGAAGCTGATGACCTACTGATTAGTCAGTGTAAGAGTCAGTTTATTCCAGCACTTCAAAAGATTCCTCATTGGAATGAAATGTCAGATGGTAAAAGAGGCGCTCTATTATCTTTCGCTTACAATCTTGGTGCTGGGTTTTACGGTGGCGATAATTTTAATACCATTACTAAGCGACTTAAAAATAAGGAGTGGGATTTAGTCCCTGATGCTCTTTATCTCTATCGTAATCCTGGTTCAAATGTAGAGGCAGGACTCGCAAGACGCCGCAAGGCAGAAGGCGAAGCGTGGAAGAAAGGATAAATAAGATACAGTCATAACTGATTTTGATCTTAATGGTCTGAATCTACATAGTCCGAGTCCTCTGTGATTCGGTGAATACTTTACTTTTCATACTTCGGTTTGTTTCGTTTAGTACACACTGAACTCACAGAGGATTTTTATGTCTTACACTAAGAAGGCGTTGGCTGCAGCGTCTGCATTATTAATGGGCACATTGCCTACAGCAGCATTGGCGCATACAAACTCTATTGGTTATGTTGGGGATGGGCAAGGTGGTATTACTTTCTGGTATGGATCTTGGCACGGTGGAACTAACTTTAATGAAGCAGAAATTAAGTTAGAAGGTGCCAATGGAACCAGTTATACAACCACAATCAATCAATTTAATCTACTTGAGAGTTCAACTCCTGCTGGTTTGATTCCTGGAACAAACTACTTCACATCTGATGGAACCCAGTTAGTTCCTTATGGTGATCCTAATGGTGGTGGAGATTCTTACACATGGCAGGGTCTAAACTTCACTGGACTTTCTGCTGGTGACTATACCTTCACATATATTCCTTTAGGTGATGTTGAGTCCTACTGTACTACCTGTTCTCCAACGGCAGACTGGATGCCTATGGATAATATTATTCGTAGTGCTACTGTAACTCTTTCAGCAACACTTCTTTCTGGTGATGCTAACCAGAATGGAATCCTGGATATCTATGAGTTTGGAACAGTACAACAACCATCAACACCAACTCTGGTAAGTTCTGTAACCAATCCATATTCTCAGTCTGTTGTTACTACAATAACCGAAACCCCATCAGAAGCAGATGGTGTTCAGACTGTTGATAGAAACACCAGAACTGATACAACCACAACATATGCGACTGTAGATACTTATAGTGATAACTCTACAACAACCGCATACTCAAGTTCTACTGTAACTACAAACGCAGCAGATAAGTTTACTGGACGCATTGACCAGTATCAAATGCTTGATAAGGTCGGTAACACTCTTCGTGGTGCCCTTAACCATACTCCTTCTCAAACCAAAGAGAAAGTTAGAGTCTTTTCCAAAAACTATCTTGGATGGGCACACGGAGACTATGGATACTACGGCACTTCTACCATTCTTGGAACTGGTGTAGAGATTGATGTAAAACCAACTTGGACTATTGGTGGTCAGTATAATAATGTAAGTGTTGATTTAACTGGTGCCGACAGCACTTCGAGTCTTTCTAAAGAACACTTTGGTGTATTCAGTATGATGCGTGGTAATACATTATCACTTCGCACCAATGCTGGATATGCTCTCAACAAGTATTCTGTTTCCAGAAATGTTGCTGGTGTATTCAATAATGATAGTGCTTCTAATGGGCAAGAGTGGTGGGTCAACAACAGACTCTATTGGAATGCTCATAAGAATATCACTCCATTCGTAGGACACACTGTAAGTAATGTTTGTAGAGATGCCTTTAGTGAGAATGGTTCAGTTCAGTCTGCTAGAAGTGTTGGTGACTACAACAAGACAGAGAATGTCGGTGAAGTTGGTGTAAATGTTTCTCACCGCTTTGGTGGTAAGAAGAAAGATAAGTTTGGTGTTGCTTTAGAAGCATCCGTGAATACTAATACTGATGTGGAAGTTATTGCCTCTGTTGACTATAACCAAACTATTTTCATTGAAGGACTTCACCAGATTGCTGATGGTATTAACAACACTCAAGTAGCAGCAAAGGTCAAATTTAGATTCTAAAAACCTAAATACATAGAATTCATCACACGGAACTGATGGACAAGAAAAAGGAAAACCGTATGGGGACATTGATTCGTATTTTGATTTTGAGTTGGTCTGCTGCACTCCTCACCGCAAGTTATGCTGGGGCTCTATCTAAGATGGACCCCACCTTCATTGCTACCGTCTTCACAGCTTCTGCTGCGACTTTTGGTATCAATACAATGAAGAAAGGTGGTGACGACGATGACCATGATCATCCAGCACCTGAACCAAGAAGAGAATTGGTTGTTGCTCCACCAGAACCACCAGCACCTGAGTTAGTTGTAGCAGAAACTCCTGTATCCCTTGAGGAAAGAGTAGAAGCACTTGAGACTAAAGTAGAAGGTGAAGAAGGTGAAGGGTTCGTCACACCCCGCACAGGAGCATAATGTCCAAGTCACCAAACAAAGGTAAGAAAGGTTCCGCTGGTAATAAGAAGCAGAATCAAGGCAACGCAACCGCTAAGAAGGCGAAGAATGGCGGCAAAAAGAAGTAATGGAACTCATTGCTTTTTTAATAGTTGGTTATGCCGAAATTAGTCCTGGTAGTTGCCAGTTGGAATATTTTAGATACAATGAAATACACTCGCTCGTAATCCCGTGCCACGAGAATGGAACACTCCAAAAAGGGAGTGTTGGAATGCTCCCATCCATAAAATACTCCAAGCAATAGATAATCACACCCGTCTTTTTTTAGAGACGGGTGATTTTTGGCATCAAGAGCAAGCAGATATACTAAGGAAATATATAAAAGACCTGAAAGTATGGATACACAAAGAAGAGGGTTGGTGGAATGAATAGTGAGTTTAACTGGGGAGTATTCATCATCTTATCCTGTGGACTTGCGTTCACAGGATATTGTGTTTTCTATATACTTAGGTTAGCCCACTTGGAGATGAAAGATGAAACACATAAGTCTGATTCTGTCCCTGACAAGTCTAAGCATTAGTGCTGCGATTGGTGTAGGAGCATATATCACCTATCAAAAAGCACAGAAGATTTTAGACAACCCAGAAGAGTTTGTTGGTGCTGTTGTAGAGAAGCAGGTCAACAAGGCATTTGAGAAACTTCCTCTGCCTAAACTAAATACGAAAGAGTTTAAACTTCCTTTCTAATGTCAGAAAAAGATCCGTATATTTACAGAATTAAGTCAGTTGGAAGAGTTGTAGATGGCGACACCATTGATGCTGACATTGATTTGGGGTTTGATATTTCTCTCACTAAACGAATTCGTCTGGCGGGTATTGATACCCCAGAAAGTCGCACGAGAGATCTCAAAGAAAAAGAACTTGGATTAGATGCGAAGAACTGGTTGAAGCATCAGTTAGAAGATGCTTTTGATGTTGTTATCCGCACAGAAAAACCAGATTCTACTGAGAAATATGGGCGCATTATCGGACATCTTTTTATTAACGGACAAGATGAATCTTTGAATAACCAAATGATTACTGAGGGTTATGCTCTTCCTTATGATGGTGGAACAAAAGATAAGGACTGGGAACCACTCAGAGAAATTCGTAGAGCAAAGGGCACATTGATTGAGTAGGGAATGGAAATCCCAGAGATACAAGTTCACCAAGTTGAGGTTCCAGTTGTTCGTAGATTGGAACCACCTGTTGTCTTAACACCATCCATAAGATCTTTACAAAAACCAGTAGTCCAAGTTCCTACTGCTGAAATTCCTTATTATGAACCCATTGATGTTCCAACAACGGAACAATGGAAACAGATAGTGGAGGGACAGAATTCGCAAAAAGAAAAGGAAGAAACCCAAGAAGAGAAGTCTAGGCAACTACCACCTGCCGCTCCTGTTGTTCCTCCTGCCGTTCAGGTTCCACAAGAAACACAGGTAGTTACACCACCACCAACAACAAACTTAGGAGTACCCGTCATTGAAGTACCCCTCATCGGACAAGTTCCCATCCCACCTAAAGAGCAGGTTATTCTTGCTGGCACCACTGCTACTGCTTCTGTTGCTGCGGCTCTTGTTGGCAAGTCTTTGGTGGAATGGATGGTAGGTAAAATGAAACCTATCGTCCAGCAGATTTATGTCCAGGCAAAGAAACGGCTCCACCGAGACCTGACGCCTTATGAGTTACAGGTTGACTTCGCTGCCCAACTGGAACTGAAGAAGAAGGTTTTGAAGACATTCCAGAAGGAACTAAAGCAGCAGAAGAAGGAACAATACCTCCATTGGACACAACAACAACATCAGCACATATCTTCGCATAAGGAGACTGGGGATGAAAATGTATCCCAGCCTTCATTGCTTCGCCGCATTTTAAGAGGCGGACGAGCTCAAAGTCCAAACGAGCCTTATCAGTCTCCGCCTTCTGGCGATTAGTCCAAGTCTCTGCTGCTTCCTTACAGCGTGCTTGTAGACCACCATCCAAAGGAATGGAGATGGTCCCAGAGATTCCAAAGTTCTTTGCCCAGTTGTCCTTCTGTCCAGTTCTTTCTAAAGGAGTGGTAGGATCATTATCAATATTCGCAAGTTCCTCAAATGGTCTTTGACCACTATTTGTAGTAGTAAGAAATGGTGTCAGGTTAAAGGTTGGTCCTTGACAACTTACGCCACCACCGTATGAGTTGGTAACGTATGGACCTTGTAAGACCTGAACCGCCTGGTTTGTTACACTTCCTGTTGAGGTTGCCTGTGGATTTGCAACCGCAGTGATTGGAGTATCCCCTTCCGCATATACAGGGGTCGCAAAGGCAGTGAGAACAAGGGCGGATGCTATTGTGTGAAGACACTTGTTGTATCTGTAACCGACATTATGGTTGTGCTGCGATTCACAGTTGTGTCTTTGATCATTCCTGGTCCCGAATAAGTTTCCGTGAACTGGAATGGAGCACCATTTTCCATAATGGTATAGGGTGTTCCTACTTTTGGTGTTGCGGGAATATTGATGTTTGTCCCTGTAACTGTGTAACTCCATCCTGTCTGATAATCAATTTGGCGAATAGTTTCATTTACAGTTGTTGTGGACTCCGTGTGTGAAGTCATTGTGCCGCTGGTGAAGTTAGGCGTAACGGGCACTGCTAGAGCGGGGGATATAAATCCCGTCGCTACTAGCAAGACGGGATTTATAAGTCTCATTTAAATACGCTTAACTCAATGGATCTTTGACCGACTGCTTGAGTACCAGCACCACCAGCAGTAACCGTAGGAACACCAGTACCAGAAAGAGAACCAGCAAGGGAACCAGCAACACCACCAGAAGAAGTGGTAACGCTTCCGAAAGAAGGAAGAGAACCAACAACACCAGAGGTTACTGTTGTACCACTTGGAATAGCATCACCAGCAGTAAAGGATTCAGAGAAACTGAATGCTTGACCAGCGGTGTTTACATCATAAGAACCCTGAATCTGGGTAGCAGCAGCAGTGGTGCTTGCTGGAGCGGTAAGACCACCGAAAGTTGTAGCGGAAATGTTGCTTCCAGTTACAGCATATGAAGAACCGATTCTGGTTGCGGCAGAAGCAGCACCATCAACAGTCAGTTGTACCGAATCAACAATCTTATGGGTGATTTCCCCTGCAAAGACTGGAGTTGTTAAGAATAACGAAAAGGCTAGAAATAGTCTTTTCATTTGAGTTGCGATAAACACTAAAAGTATTTAGTGAAACTGCCTTTAAAATCAAATTCTTGACAAAAGATAAATAATCACTTATTATGTGTAGACCCAACTTCTGGTTGGGTTTTTTATTATGAGTCATTGAAGTGACATTAGAGCCGAGGAAGGTGCCCCCAGAGATGGTTGTGGTATACCCCCCTTCTATTCGGATGTAGAGTTCAATTAAATTTAGTGCAAAACTTCTTTACTGTAGCCCTGCCCCTTCTGGCAACGGTTACAACCAATGCGGCAACACTGCCATTCGTAAACTACAAGATGCAGGGTCCTCCCCCATTTATTACTGATGTATTGAATCTTGTAGATGAGAAGACAGCGACCAAAGAGGTTGCTCCCGAAAAGCCAAAAGAGATAAGGCTAATTTGTAAAGGGTGTAATGAAAATGAGAATGCTACCCTGGCATACTTCCAGGAGCGTGGTATTACAGACAGAAACGCCCTTGCTACTATCATGGGCAATATTAGACAGGAATCAACATTCGTGCCTAATATCTGCGAAGGTGGTAGCAGAACCAGTTGGAGTAACTGCGGACGCGGTTACGGACTGATTCAATGGACATCTGCCAACCGTTATTATGGATTGGGTGCTTTTGCTAATAAGTATGGTGGGAAACCATCAGACTTACACACGCAACTTCGTTATCTAACGACTGAGGTTCAATGGCAACGAATTGAGGACAGGATGAAAACTCCTGGTAAGTCTATCAATCGTTACATGGACTATGCGTATAGTTGGATTGGTTGGGGGCATCATGGTGCTCGCACACATTATGCACATGATTATGCTAACCGACTGATCACGGTAGAGGTTTAAAAAAACTGAATATATAGGGGGAGGGATTTACTTCCCCTTTACTTTTTATTCTATAGATTGGGAACAGAAATGACCGAACAACAACAACATCTAGCAAATCTTTTAGAGCAAAGAAATAATCTAGACCAACAAATGACTACAAATCGGGAACTGCTTTGGAAAATTCAGGGAGCAATTGAGTATTTGGCTCAAATCGGCGTAACCCTTCCAGAACCAGAAGTGACTGAAGAAGTGACTGAAGAAGTGACTGAAGAGTGATATATAAGGGGAGTGCTGCTTACTCTCCCTTATGATTAACTTTCAGTTTGGAAATAAAAAACCAGATAAACGAG